AAAATCCTTCGCAAAATCAATAAGGAGCTAAATGCCCCTTATTTTAGATCGACTGTCAATCAATTAAATATTACATTAATCAAGCTCTAAAGGTATTTCTAATATTGGATTTTTAATGCCAAGTTCTTTTGCTGACCTTCTCATAGTCTTATCAGCTTCAATCATTTCCTGATAAATCTTTTTATCTTCATCAGTTGCCCAACTTTCTAGCTTTTTACCAGTTTGAGCCATAGCTAATAATTGAACGTATCTTTTGTTAGTAGTCATGCTTTTGTCTCCTTTAATTTTTGATTTTTTGCCATTTTTAGTAATCTTTCAATACCATCATCAAATGCGGTATCAACATTAGATGCCTTTGCATATGGATAAGCTCTAACGTGAGCCTCATAGTTATGTCCCATACTTTTGCAAACAGTACCAACATCAATATTGGCAATCGCTGAATGGGCACCTAAAAAATAATGACCACCTGTAACATCTCTAGCCACCCTACCTTTAAGCGTAGCTAACTTACCTGCACCAGCGGCGTTTATATATTCTGCTTGTGCCCAAAAATGCCATCCGCTATCGGCTTTTGAACCATCTAAGTTTAAAATAGAAGAACTATTAAATTCAAATTCTGCCGATGAGCCTTCGTATAGATAAAGTACTGCACCTTCTGTAACTGACGGTTCAGTTCTTGCGGTAAAGTCTCCGTGTCCCGTTATTTTAAAGAAGAGTGGGTTTGCTCCACTAGTAGTTTTAGTAAGGTCAGTAAATATTTTTCCAGTAGTTGTAGCATTTTTCACACCAGTTCCAGGTAAAAAATGATAAGCAATCTGGTCCTTACCCAAATTAATTTCTTCATATTGCATAGTGGTCACTATTATTGTGTCACCACTTGTAACTCCAGATTCTGCAGCCGATATCGTTTTATAAGGTTTAGTAATATAACCCTTTTGACCGTTGGTGTCATCACCATTTACATAATCAACGTAAGCAATATCACCTAAAACCACATCACTTGTAATTCCAGTTATACTAACATTAGTTCCTGTTGAATTATTTATTGTTATTGTCCCAGCACTATACGTTCCACCAGTAACACTGTCGCCAATAAGGTCCTTTACTGTTCCATCAGTGAATTTAACTGAAGGATGGTTATCATTAGTACTATCTGAAAATAAAGTTATTCTACCACCACTTGGTGTAGTAACATCCGACTTATCTATGTTTGATATTGTAAATTTTGACATATCTTTTTTTATTTTATATTATATCACCTATTAATGTAAATTTAGCTGCTGTGCCTAAATCTCTAGTCACACTTATAAATATGCTATCACCAGCGTTTACAATGAAATTATTATTAAAATCTAAACCATTAAATACTTGAACACCATTTACTGATATAAATATGTTAGTAGTACCCTCAATATTAATAATGTTAGTATATTTTGAATCATATTCAGCAACATAACTAAAATCAGAATTAGCTTGAGGTCTAAATATTACATTATAAGTAAACGTACCATTACTCTCATTGACAGCACTAGTAACTCTAGGCGTAACAGGCGTCTCAAGTACTTCACCCATAACTAATGCTCTGTTAATTGCTGGAACTACTGTAAAATCATCTTCATCAATTACAAAACCTTCCAATACAATCTCAAAGGGTTGTACATAAAACCTTCTGTTTTCAAAATCATCAATATTACTTTCATCACCAACATTATTTAACAATAAAGGCATTGGATGACCCTTAACCCTAATATAATATTGTATAGAATTAAACGCCTTTAACACCTTTACATTAAACTTATTTAAGTCTCTCATTTTATTTGAAAAAATCCTAACTTCATAAGTTATGTCTACAGATGTTGGTTGCGGAACCTTATAAATATCAATACCCTTTCTACCACCTTCAAAAGTTGGAACCTTGTAGTATGTGTAATTATTTCTACCTGGTATGTTATATAAACCAGACTGATTATTACCAACTTGTGGATTTGGTTGCCTAACTATCGTAATAAAAGGCATTTTAATGTTTTTGTATTTATCGGAATGTTGCCAAGTCTTACTAAATTCAGACCATCTTTGAAGTGTTAAAAATATCACCTCTACCTTTTCACCATCAATTGTCAGATTTAAATCCTTATCCACAAATTCAATGAAAGACTTATCCATATCCTCATACATAACACCCCTAGGCAAAAACGTACCACCCTTACTGAAATCATCAATAAGTTGTTCTCTTCTAGCTAAACCAGTCTTTGGTTTAACTATTCTTATGTTATTTCTAAATCCTTTAGGTAAAGCCATTTAATTAAAGTCCTCTAAATTCTTGTTCGTCAACAGGGGCACACTTAACAGTTCTGTAAGCTCCCTTGTATCCCATTATTGTATGTTTATTATCGTAATTTTTAATACCATCATTTGTTACTGAAAAATATCTAACTTCAGTCTCACTTACTGGATAACCTATATAATCACCGTAACTAAGTTCAGTATCAAGCTCAGCTAATTGAGAACTGTAAATACCAAAAGTTAAATTTCCATCTTGTAAATATCTAAGACTCCCAGCACCGCTATTATACGCCTTATTTTCAGCCTCTTCAAGAATCGGTATAACTCTCAATTCCACTGGTGGGAAAAATTTAATACCGTCTTTAGGCGCTTCGCCATATAAATCATCAGAAGCAGTATTCTCTCTATCAACCCTATATAATATAACAACAAAGTTACCGTCACCTTCAATGGCTTCTCTACCCATTGATATATCTAAATCAAAGTCTTCATTAGAAAAAAACTTGTTTACTCGATTTATAGGTATTTTTCTTGGTGTTGACATATCTTTTTAGATAAATATTTGAAAATAAGTAATAATTATAAAACACTTGATTTTTTATTAAAATTCAATACCTTTGTAAGTAATAAAACCTTTAACAAGTTAGATAATGGACTTAAGTGATATTAATAGTGTGAAAGCAATTACCATACTAAAAGAGTATGAAGGTAAAAACCCATATATTAAAAAATTAAAACTTAAACTAGAAAAAAACAACAAGTTGTTACTAACTAACAACCAATCTAATTATATTGTAAACAATCATGAGTTCAAACCAAAAGCAATCAATAAGATTATAAGTATAACCAATTACTTAGGTGAAGAACTAAAAAAATCAGAACAACTAACCTTTACACCAGAAAAAATTCTAATAGAATATCTGTTAGCTGATAACGATAAAACTTTTCACGTTTATGGTAAAGTAAAAAGAAATCAAAAAAATAGTGAAATGTACTTTATACCTAAGTCACAAATTTTAGATGATTTCTTATTTGAAGAAAAAGAAGTAGAAGTTGATTTTGAAAAGTATACAAAATTAGATACATTCGTATTAGATGATGGTACTGTGGGTAGAACACCATATGAACATCAAGTAGCTGGTATTAAATTTCTACTATCTAGAGATGGTTGTCTTTTGGCCGATGACATGGGTTTGGGTAAGACTTATCAATCAATTATCGCTGCGTTAGAGAGTGGTGCCGAAAAGATACTTATCGTTTGTCCTACATCTATGAAAATAACTTGGGAAAGAGAAATAAACCACTTCCAATGTTTTGACACCGCAATTGTTAAAGACGGTAAAAAATGGGAAGAAGATAAATTTACCATAATCAATTACGATATACTTAAGAATTATCATGTAATTCCTGGTGTTGATATACCAAAGGATGATATATGTTGGGAGAATCAAAAACTAGTAATGGGTAATTTTGACTTAATCATTATGGATGAGGCACATAAGTTAAAAAACCATAAGAGTAAGAGAGGGGCTATAATGAAAGACATCTGTACTAACTATGGTGATAAAAAGGTTTGGCTTTTAAGCGGTACCCCTGTAGCTAATAGACCTATGGATTACTATAACTTATTAGCACTTATAGGTTCACCAATAGTAGCTAACTGGAAACACTATGTTATACGTTACTGTGACGGTAGACAAATCACCACTACACTTAAAAACGGATACAAAAAGAAAGTATGGCTTACTAATGGCTCTAGTAACCTAGAAGAATTAGCGCTGAAGACTAAAAACGTATACCTAAGAAGACTTAAGACTGAAATAGGTGATATGCCTGAAAAGAATATCTCACCTACCTATCATAAGTTTACGGATAAGCAATGGGATACATATAATGAATTATGGGAAGAATACTTAGTTGAAAGAAAGAAAAAAAAGAAACGTGGAGAACCAGATAGAGATTTAGTTGAGTTAGGTTTACTTAGAAAATTTGTAGCAATGCAAGCAATCCCAGAAACTATTGATTTAGCTGAAGACATTATTGAACAAGAAAATAAGGTTATTATCTTTACCAACTTTACTGAGGAATTAATGGAATTACAAAAACACTTTGGTGATAAATGTGTTGTACACCATGGTAGCATGAGTGATTCTGAAAAACAAATATCAGTTGATAGATTTCAAAATAGTGATAAAGTAGAGGTCTTTATTGGTAACATTATCTCTGCTGGTGTCGGTATTACCCTAACTAAGGCTACTCACGTCATCTTTAATTCATTCGATTGGGTTCCAGGTAACAATGAGCAAGCTGAAGATAGAGCGTACCGTATAGGTCAAAAGAATAACGTTACGGTCTACTATCAATTATTTGAGAATACAGTATCGGTTAGAATGTGGCGAACACTTAAACAAAAACAAAATGTAATCGACACAATAATGGGTGAAAAAGAAATTGATGAAGAAGCGGTTATGGAAATAATGTTTGAAGAAATACTAAATGATTATGAAGAGAGTTAGATTATACGGTTATGATGATTGTCCCTATTGTCAAGAACTAAAAGAACTTTACGAAAAAAACAACATAGAATTCACTTACATCGATGTTGAAAACCCTAAGTATAAAGAAGAGTTTAAAAAAGTTATGGAAATAGGTAAAACTGATAGTGTACCTATAGTATTGGTTAATAAAACAATACTCGCACCCGAAAACAGCTTTAAAACGATAAATGAAGCCCTACTATTAACAAATAAATTCCTTAATGACTAAGATTACTAATTTATCATATATTTATTAATAAATAGATATTATGAGTGTTAGCAACGAAGATAAAAGTAGAATTTACGAACAGTTGAGAGTATCTTTAGGTGCTCCATTAAGACAAATTGAGCTTACTGATGATATGTTGTGTACTCTTCTTGGTATTGCTATAGAGGATTATTCACAATATATTGGTGAATGGCTTATAGAACATCAATGGCAGTCACTATTAGGTAAGAGTGTTGATACAACAGACATGGCTTTCGCACTAAGTGTTAGAGACTTTGACTTCATGACACAATACACATACGCTTACTCCAAACAAGTTGGTTTACAAGCTAGAGGACCTTGGGAACTTAAAAAAGACTATATTGACCTAGAAGCAGGTAGACAAAACTATGTCATACCAGCAGGTAGAGAAATAAATGAAGTTCTTTGGATTACCCCTCCAACCACAAACATGGCTCTTTTTGCAAATTACGGAGGTATAGACTACGGATTTGCTGGCGGGTTTGGACAAATGGGTAGTAGCGGCGGTGGTGGTTACGGATTAGGTGGTAATGGAGGTTACTATATATCACCAGCTTACGACATACTACTTACTGCATCAGATTTAAATCTAAAAAATAGAATACTAAGAAGTGAATTAGTATATAAACTAACAGCTGGACCAAACGGAACAAGAATATTACACCTATTAAGTGTTCCAGGCTCTAAACTTAGTTTTGGTCACGGTATTGGTGGTGCTGGGAGTACTATCGGTTTAAATGGGTGTCAAGTATGGTATCACTATTACGATACAACTAGTGATAATGTAGAAGATTGTAGAAATGAAAATTCAGACATTATAAAATTACCAAACGAAGTTCCGTTAGCCAAATTAGACTTTTCTAAATTTAACGAACCTACTAAAGTTTTAATAAGACAGTTATTTGTAGCTGAAGCAAAAAGAGCTTTAGGTAGAACTAGAGGTAAATTTGGAGGTATTGTAGGTCCACCTGAAGCAGAAAGAACCATGGACTTTGATACATTACTTTCAGAAGGTAATGAAGAAAGAAAAGCGATACTTGAACGTTTAGACACTAGACTAGAAAGATTGTCAACAACTAAACAAATTGAAAGGGCAGCTAACGAATCTGAACAATTAAACAAACACTTAAAATATAGACCACTAGGGTTTTACTTAAAATAACAAAGGGAGCAACGCTCCCTTTTTTTATGGTTTAATTATTAAATCATCTGGGTTTTGATTCTTAACTGTCTCTAGGTTTTTAATACGTTGTTTAATACTAGCAACGGCTTCTTTAGTCGTTCTACAAGCTTTATAGTAATCAACTTTACCTTCCTTAACTATATATTTCTCAACCCAATAACCATCAAGAACCTCAATCCAACCATCATCCTTTAATAACTTAATATCATTATCAACTTCTTCCATTTCACTTTCTGCATTATAAATGTCCTCTAACCACATACCATATTTATCATTATTATTAACATCTTCAAGGGTTTCGTAATATCGATTACGCTTTATTGCTAAATCCTCATATTTGAAAATATCCTTAAAGTCAGCTAATTTAATATCCCATTCTTTTGAGTTAAAATAAAAGTCTCCATTATCATCTTTAACCAAACTAACAAAACTAAGTTCTTTAGGTAATTTATTTTTAGACCTCAAGGCATCATAGTCCGAAACCTCAAGCCTTTTAAATACATCATTTATTAATTTAGACTCTTTATTTATACCTTCAGCCCTCTTAATTCTTTCTCTTTCTTTCCAGTCATCTCTAAGGTTAATCCACTCACCATACTCCATAAAGTTAGGGATTTTATTAACAGAATCCCAGAACCTAATCTCTCTATCTTCCATTTTCATAAGGTCCTCATGATAGTCATCTTGGTCTGATGGGTCAAACGGTTTACCAGCAATTAACTCACATTGTTTTTTAGTAAAAACATTCTTCTCATCTAACTTAACAACCTTAGTCTTTTTATCTTTATATACTGTTCTAATAATGTCAGACCTTATTTCAGTATCAAAACAAACCAATAATGGTTTAATTCTTTTATTAAAACTATCTAAATATTTAGCAACATTATATTCATCGGTAGTAAATTCTGGATTATTTTCAATTTCTTCTTTTGGTAACAACTTACAGTTAAATAATATTTCTATGTTTCCATTTTCCTTATCTGTAACCTTTTTAATATCACTATGGGACTTAGCTGTACCAGTATTAACATAATAGATTATATCACCTAAATCCACACTTAAATCATGCATTTCTACCAACTCCATATGAGCCTGTCTAGACTTATAATTACCAGCTTTATTCTTTTGTTTACAATAAACATTTACATAATTATCTCTAGTCATCTTAACCTTAGACTTAGAAGCTATTTTTAAAACTGGAATCCTATAATTATAAATATCCTCAACAGTTTTATGATATAACTCTATAAATTCATAACCCTTACCATATAATAATAGCTTAACACCTTCATTTATAAATTCTTCTATATAAACAGGCATAGCCTTAGATTTAAGTGAGTTACCAACAAGTTTAACCTTACCGTCAATAAGGTTACCATAGTTCTTTCTAGCAAAGTTAATAGTAGATTCACATATATCATCTATATCTAACCCCATTCTACCTTCCATGTATTTTTCATTAAACTCAGCTAAAACGGCATCAATACCTTTAAGTACTTGACCCTTTTCATAATGCTCAGTCTTCCAATGCGAAGCTTGGCAAACATACTCAACATCATCAACAGAATCTGGTATAGAAAAGTTAAATCCATCCGTATCACCCACTAACGCTCTAAATTTATATTTATCGGTGAAATGCTTAACCATTAACCTTAATGACTGTCTACCCCTACACGTTGTTTCTTCAGCACAATCTGAATCACCCCAATTAAATATATAAGGGGCACCATAAGCACCAAAGAATGAGTTAGCCAAAATCTTCAATGGTAATTGTTTTTTATCGTAATCAGAAGCTAATTTTTTATTATAGCTAATCATTTCTTCAGCTTTAGCTATTCTTTCTGGCGTTAACTTATGTATATTTTTATCTAAAAGTTTCTGTAATCTTTTAGCCTCGGATTTATGTTTACCTGTAAGAAATTTAAACTCATCCCGTTTATCAACAATATATGTCAATAAACCTTCCATAACGCCAGATATATCCAAATCTGGGAATATACCCCAAGTAAGTTGTGTTTTTGGATATAAGGCTGCGAAATCCAGCTTAACAACCCTCTTAGCATAACCAACCTCAATCAACCTAGCAAGACCACCGACAAATTTTCTTTTCTTTTCTAAATCAGGCACAGCCAGTTCATTCTCATATGACCAAGCAGCCATGATTAACTTCCACTGTCCAGCAGTACCCATAGTAGAACTTCTCATGTAAGAAGTAGGTAACAATTTAGCTATTAAATAAGCAGCTTGGTTATATATCCCATCAATTTGTTCAGTCTCCCAAAGGTCATCCAATAAATATCTTTGAACTATGTAATCACCCCTCTTAATCTCATAACCCTCTTTTAAAGGATTATCTTCAGTTATCTTATACCAATCACCATTAGCATCATTAAAAGCATGGTCTGACTTATCTAACCAAGTCTTATTGATTATATTACCAGGAACATAAACTCTATTCTGTTTAGCCACACCAGAATACTCCGTAATATACTTAAGACCCCAAGATTTAATATCTGAATTTATAGCTTGCGCTCTACGAACAGAATGTGATATATCTAGGATATTATAACCCCACATATAAGTCTGTTTATAATACTCTTGTTCACCACCAAGTTTTATTATAGCATCTTTCCACCTTATCTTAGATTTAGGTTTTAAGGTTTTAGCTATCTTTGTAATATCCAAACCTAATCTATCACATCTTTTTTGAAAAAATGGCCAATCAAAGTTTTCAGAGTTATATGCGGTTATTATATCTGGAACTAATTCACTAATAATAGAGAAAAACTTTTTTATATTGTACCTCTCAGAATCTCTTTTTTCTTTAGGCGTATCACCCAAGGTTTCTAATACAACCTCATACCCTTTATTATCTCTAATACCTATTTGAAATATCGCATCATTATCAGCGTCTAACCCTTCTGTTTCAAGGTCAAACTGAAATCTATGAACATCGTTATAATCATCCATCCCCTTAAACAACCTCTTACCTGTTTGAATAAGAAACTGTTCGTCTGGTGAAAATCTAACAAATAAGTCTTTAAATTTAACAGTTGAGTTTTCATCTTTAGGATAAGCTTTTTCAGCACTAAAAATATCAATACCACCCTCCTTAAAGAAATTAACTATAGAACCATAACTTTCGGTAGAGGTAACCATAAACCTATACCCATTTTCCATCCTACTAGGAACGTTACCATTAGAATCTTCATTTTTCAACCCCTTAATCCTAATTTTACGCTCCCTCATGGCCTTTTTTATTAAAGACCTATCGCCATTATATATTAAATCAACAACCTCATGCTTCATCCACAAAAATGGGGTTAGGGTATGCTTTTCAATATATTTACCCTTTTCAGGGTCATTAATAATTAGGGATACAAAATTTTCATAATATGTAGCTTCGATTCCTACGATATATTTTTGAGGGTCTCTACCAACTAAAAAACTTTCTATTTCCTCAAAATCAACTTTTGTTTCAGACATACTTATAGAATTATTTCTACAAACTTACTACTAATAGAATGATTTGACAATGGGTCGGTGTGTAAAAACATTTTTAAGCAATTTAAAAAATTGCTTAACAAAATTACTTATTTAATGTGAAATAAACAACACTCAGTTATCTTTTTATTGAACCATCCAATACATTTATTATTAATTCTTCCTGTATTGGAACTACTAACGTACCTGACCCGTCTAAAAATTCAACAATAAAAGTACCTATATAGGTACCTGGTTTTGAGGTTTGTTTTTTGGTAAATTGATATGTTAAATAATATTCTTCATCTTCACATCCATTATATTGAGATTTAAGAGTTAAGGTCGCAGCTTTCTTACCAATCACCTTAACCCCAGTATTTAAATCTGACATTGTGAAAAATATGTTACTATTCTGAATTTTATCATTAAACTCTTTATACGTATACCTCCCATCCTTAATTAATTCCATATTTAAGACTGGCAAAGTTGAGTTTTTATTTATGTTAAAATTCATATTTATTTTTTTAATAAATTCTTTAATTTAATTACTTCTTCAGGAATACCTAAAACATTACGTTTAAAGGCATGTTTGATGTATAAAACTGGTGAAACTAACATAAGTGCTATATATCTCTTATATGCTTTAAATTTACCATAACCAGTCATAATTAACATCTCTCTGTATATAACATCAGCGGCATTACCAACATAACCCATTCTATACAAATAATCATGTAAAAAATTATCTATTCTAGGCTCTCTATTGTCTTTAACTAATGTAGCCCCATCATAACCTCTTTTTTCCCAGAACCTACTGTTCCATGCTATTTTAAAAACATCAATTATCTCTACTGGCAAGTTATATTCTTCAATCTCTTTAATATAACTTTTAAATATATATTTTTCACTTATGTACGGGTATCTACCAAAAGAGTAAACATCCTTAACTATGTAATCGCTAACATCTATCATCATTTGTTTTATTTATAAATATATTATTATTAATAAAAGTATAAATTATAATTAGTCAATATATCTACTCTTATCTATATTGAATCCATTATTAATGTCTACCCAATTTAAATCACATATATAAAATTTAAATTCAGATATGTCACCAATAAACGTACCAGCAAAATTCTTTTCAATATTAAGTCCTAAATCATCAGGGTCTTGACCGTCAAATGTCATTGACTCTAACAAACCTTGACTACCACCACCCAAACTAATATTAAACGGAACACCTAATTGCTTATCTTTGTATTCACTTAATCTTTTACTAACGAATTCTTTAAAATCATCAACAACATACTTGAGTCTACCATCAACATAAAACATAAGTCTACCAACTCTCAAAGGAGCACACTTTAACTCATTAGCTGGTATGTTTTCATCTAAAGAAAATCTTATAGAAATTTTATGCCATTTGTCATCTGAAACCATACCACTAATCGAATAAGACTCATTGACAGTAACACCAGTAGTATAAACTTCGTTAACACAAGCCCCAGTCATTTGAAGACTTCTGTAACCTATACTACCATCATCTTTAATTCTGAAACCTAGAGCGTTATCTATTATATCAATATCTTTATCTAGTTCTTTTAATTCAGAGGTAAATCCAGTAAACGTACACACTGTCTTATCACCAAACCCAGAACCACTAGCACCACAAGTTCCACAACTACCGTCATTACCTGCCCTACCGTAAATTAAAAATGGGTTTTGTTTATTAACTATTTCTTTAGTATAGCCAGTTATAGTTACCGTCTTACCAGTATCACATACGGTCAACGTACCTAATTCACCCTTGGTGGCACCACATGTCCCGCATTCATTACCAGCAGCCCTTCCGTACATTAAGAACTGATTGTCTATAACTGTAACATCTAAGGGTGGTGGACTTAATTTTACAGGGTAACCAGTATCACCACTAATAGCTACGTCAGTTTCTTTAGGCACAGTACAATATGTTGTTACCGTTCCAGTACAAGCACTTGAAGAAGTACACCCACTAGTACAACCAGTGTTTAACCCATCAAATATGTTCCAAAATTTATTTTCAGCCCTAGTACCCATATAAAAGAAAAACCCCTTATTATCTGGGTAAGTATCATTAAGTGTTGTCCCAGTGTAACCAGAACAGTTTAAATCCGACTTTCTAATCCAAAACTCAGAAGTCCAACCCTTTTCTACCCTATCTGGTAATACCTGATAATCATACCCATCTAATTTGTAATACCCTTGGTAGAATCCACCACATAGTTTAGCATAACTACCAGTAGAACCAGAAAGTATATCTATAGGGTATTCATAGGATTCAGTCATACCCGTAACACGATTTAGTTTTAATCTTTTATCTCCAGACGTTAAATTAGTCGTTGTACCAGTCAATGCACTTAACAATGCAATATTAGAGGTGTCGCCAGTGGTTTTGTTAAATGTTATGTATCCATTATCTATTCCAGTAAGTCCAAAGGTATTAAATGTGTAACCAGTATTAACAGCCCCACTCCATGTTTGCAAACTAGAAATTGTATTTGCTGAAGTTGTTCCAGTTGAATATATATTAGAATCATTGAAATCATATTGAACAACAAAACAGTCACCACTTACTGCACCGCTATAAGGTATTGCATCACCATTCATACCTAAATAGTAATCATGATATTGATAACTAGATAAGAACGCATCTGTCTTATTGAATTTGAAGTTTTTTAAATTACCCATAATTAAAATGTTTCTAAGCTAGACCTTTTCCAACCACTATTAGTTTTAATATAAATATAATCATTATCCCTAACCACCTCACCAAGCTTACCCTTATCGTCTAAACTAGATGTTGGTGTGTATTCTGGTATTATTAAACCATATGATTTTATATAGTTATTAGTTACCCAATCTCCATCCGAATCTATAAGAAACTCTGAATTAGTATCATCATCAATACCCTTATTTACGAATATTCCCCCATCTACTGCAGAATCTACAGTACCGTTATAATTTAATTCTATATTGTTATCTTCTGAAGCTACTGTTTGACTATTAATTATAACTTCTTCTTTACTGAATAATGTAGAATTATTAGAAGATATATCCTTAATGGTTTTATCCAATAAATCACGAACCTCTTTATAAGTAAGTCCAACAATATTGTCATCCTTTTTTAAAGTATTATCTACCTCAGTCTCAACAACTAAGTCACTTTTATCTACCTCTATCTCAGGAACGCTAGGTGCCATAGTTTCAATTTCACCTTTACCACTTATACCATAATTCATCATAGTACCTCTTATTGTTGAATAATTGGGTACAGTAGTTATTAAATCATTTATTGACGCATATGATTTACCTCTTGGGTGTATTATACGACTAGTGATACTATCAATTGGCCTATCAACCAACTCCAACCACTCTAAATATTCATCGTATATTCTTTCACTTATCATATATATTTGACATGACCAAGCACCAGTTAATCTAATTAAATCACCAAATCTTGCTGGAACCCCCATGTAATTTTGAGAAGCTAAGTGAAATAGCTCCCAATCTTCTGGTAATTGATTAAAAAGTCTTTTACCATCTTTATATACATTATTTTTAAAGATTATATCATCCTCCATAATCATTATGGATTTATAACCTTTTTCCTTAGCCTCTTTAATTATCCTTTTAGTTGTATATACCAATCCAGCCGCACCTTGAGTCCATCCTTCAAATTTTGAGTTCATATTATTATTAACCCACTCTACATTTTCAGCCTCACCATCAACAGCTTCAACCAACTCAAATTGAGTACCTATTTTATGACATTGAGCTTTTATATTAGCCCTTCTATCATTACTTCTTTTTAAGTTTATTGCGTATACCTTATCAACTAATTTATGAAACATAATTACTGTAGTTTTGTTGTAGTTGAGGCTGAAAAAACTCCTGAGTTATCAATATTAATACTCCATCTATTACCATCAGCACTTTTTTTATCAAAAACAACTCCGTTATAACTTGTTGTTGCTGTAACAGCATTACCATCAACTAATACGCTATTACTAGCAAATGTAAACCCTGTAACAGATTTAACATTAGTAATATTATCACTAAAAGTGTTACCAGATTGACCAATACCAATTACTCTAATATTGTCACAATTTGAACCTATAACAGTTTCGTGACACAATTTACCATCAAGTACCGTTGCACCTGTAACTGTAGCCAAGTTAATAGAATTCATATAACCACCAGTGTTACCAAGAGTGTATGAATTAGAATATGTTGTATCACAACCTATAGCTATATTAGTGGTATTATCTCCAATTACACAATCATCACTATTAACTATAAAAATTTCTTCACAATTATTACCTATTACACTTCTACTATTATAAGTACCAGGAGTTAGACCATTTCTAGTACCTAAAGAAGCTGACCAATCACTACCTCCAGAAGCTGGTGCTGTTGACCCAGTTAGAAATGTAGTTGCACTATTGTACGCCCTACCGTAAATAGCATTATCAAGTCTAAAAGAGTAACTTGTAAATGAAGGGTAACCAGGTTTAAAAACCAAACCAACATCAGCTAAAGCAATATTACTATTATAATCACCAATTTTAGTAAATTCAGAACTTTCTAAAAATATATCAGCATTTCGATTACCTATAATAAGTTCTTTAGAATTTCTAGCTATAATATTTTCATTATAATCACCTATTTTTATCTTAGAAGCAGTACCACTAAGATATATACCAGTGCAAGCATTACCTATACTAAAGTCACTAATACCATTACTTATTAATACGTTAGAACAAAACTCACCAATAGTTGAAATAGTAGCACTTGGAGTCCCCTGTAGAATTTTAATACCTGTGCTTTTATTACCTATATTGGCACTTGCAACACCATTAATCTCAACATCCAAGACTGAATCCCCTATTGTTACATATTGACCATTTACATTTGTTATGTTCTTAGAGCTTGGACCTATTTCATTATACAATGAACCAAATAGTATTATATTTTCACACTTAGCCCCAATATTACTAGCGCTTGACGAAGTTATAAACATTTTTTTACAAAGAGGACCTATTACGATACCCCTATCTGTAGATTCACTAGTAGTAATACTAGACCCAAATCCATCAGGAAATGTCGCATTTACAGGGGTAACACTAGGCACACCGTTTTTAACTAAATCAATATCATTACACTCACTACCTAAAGTTACATTATTACTATTACTAATCCTAATATTAGTCATCCAATCACCTAGTTTATTGTTATTACTATAATATGAATAAACTAAAGTATTATAACTACCTAAAGTGTTATTATTACTTAAAGCTTGAAATATAACTCCAGTGTTACTACTACCCATTGTCAACCTTCTAACCCCTGAAGACACTAAAACATTTCTATTATTACTACCTATTACAATATTTTCGGAAAAGTTAGCTGTAGATGCTGTAATACCATTATATGTTGGCGCAGCTAAACTTCCACCTATTATAATATTTTCATTATTATCACCAATATTTATCTCTTTAATAACACCACCAGTAACCATGACACCACTAGCATTTTTACCTATTCTTACGTTTTCAGCAGACTTAGTAAAAAACACAACATTGGCTATTTTACCATATATACTAGAAGTAAGCGTGGTACTTATGACACCACTACCCGATGTGATACTAGCCTGGCTTTCTGAATTATCTATATGGATATTTATAAATCTAGGTGATTCGGTTCCGTAAATGTTGGCACCCATACCCACAAATGTTTTAAAATCCCTGAAAGTCCCATCAGTGTGAGTATTCATTGCACCAATATCGGCATGCCCAGCTGTAGAAAAATTAGCAAACCCAGGTATTAAGTCACCACCACTAGAAGAATTATAAACTACAGGATGATTTACGGTACTTGGCGTAGCATCAAACCCAATCATAGTTTTAAAATCTGCCACTCTAGCCGTTCCAGTATCAGTGACATCCATATCAAAACGTCTATGTATTACGTTTCTCCAATCGTAATGGGCTGATATATTGTTCACCGTATCCTCCCTGTATGTTATAAATCCAGGTCTACTTTGAAGACCGTCTTCAGTTAAATTATCAGTAACATCATAATATATTATATCATTTGGATATTGTTCTGAGTAAACTTCGGTATGTATCTTATTAGGGGCTATCGCTAAAACTAAAAAGTTTTCAGTCTCTGCCGTTAATGTACTCTTAACTCCAGTTCCATCATCGTAATGTACTGAAGTATCATTATATTCAGCGGTGGTACCCCCAATTAAATGTTTAGTGTTATAAGCAAACTTATAAAATTTACCACCTATTAAACCACTATTAGATATTGCATTTGATAAGTCATTATAAGTTGTGGCAGACATACCAGACGTTATACCACTAACAGGCTGCCAAGAGCCAAGCCCTTCACCACTACTACAAGTCCACACATGTCCAGCTAACGGGTTGTCAGTTATTATAAGTTTTCTAGTTCTACTAATTTCTTTACAATCAGACCATATAGTTCTACCTGTATAATCTAAAGAACTAGCACTATAAACATCAAATATAGTCATTGAAGTTGTACCAGTATAAATACCTGGGCTAGTCTCAGTCATAGCACTAACGTTGATGTTACCAACAGATACACCACTATAAGACAACACAACAGGATTTCCATCTATAGTTGTTGTTTGATTTTCAACTAAAACAACCCCACTATTTTGAGTTTGAGCACTATTTGAAGATGTTATTGCTGATAAATATGTGTCAACTATGGACATTCTAGCATCTGGCCAAGTAAATGTAGTTGTGGTTGTATTTCCAGAAAAAGACCCATAAATAACTACTGAGTTGCTTTCCGTTATACCAGTATTACCATAATCAATACCACTTGTTAATCCACTAAACGGTACACCAAAGACTGTGGCACCACTTAAAGTAGTAGATGTTTTCTCTCTTTGTTTTATCTGTCTATTATCTGAATAATCTAATTTTGTTCTAAAGGACATATTAAAATGGTTTTATTATAAATATTACTAATTTTCATTATATTTATATTAAAAAGGATATTTATGAAATTTAGTAAGAAAGATTTCCAAAAGAATTATAAAACAAAGGAGGTTGATGAACTATATGACCCGAACAAGGGTGAAATAGGCGGGGATACTGTAATTACACAAAATCAAATAAGTACAGATACTCAGGTTATACCAGCTGATGACACAACTGATAGAAAGAAGGGTATTTCTATTGATAGTGAGAAATTCGCTGCCAATACCAAAAACACCAGTGCTGATATAGCAAGGTCTATATTCAACATGGGTACACCCTACGGTTACGCACTTAGAGAAGATGACGAGGACATGGAAGAGGAAGAAAGTGTGGAAGAGTCAGCTAAAGATAAAATGAAGAATATGATTAAGGAGTTGCTTAATTCTAAAAATGATTCATATGAGATAGTTAAAAATACAAACTACTCAGACGTTAATAGAAATAAAATTCCAGACGTTGAAGAACTTGAAGATATTCACTTAAGTAAATTAACTTCAGATTTTATTAAATCATTTAGTGATAAGTCACCAGAAGAAATTGCAATCGTAATAAACGATTTAATTATTAAATTAGGTGATTCAATACCATCAGACTATAAAAATATAATTAAGGGTAATTTATAATATGAAAAATCTTAACGAAAAAAATGAAGAACACGAAAGTAGTACTTACACAGTACCACCACAATTTCATTCTTCGTTAGGTAAAAAAATAAGTGGTAATAATATTACTACTAAAATAAGTAGATTATCTAAAAAAGAAAATTTAACTGATGAAGAAGAAAAAACTCTTAAATGGTTAAAGGGTAAAAATAATGCGGAAGTAAATAAAATAGATGCCCAAAAAAGAATTATAATGAGAACTGACGGTGTTGGTAAAAAGAAGGGTGGTAATGCATTTATAGATACCCATGAAAAAGATAAAGATAACGCCAATCCTACAAAGGTTGGTGGATTAGCAGATATGAAAGTCAGAGGTAAACATTCAAAAGTTTCTGACCAAATTGAAAACAATAGAGTACAATATTATGAATCATATAATAAAGAAATTAAAGATATGAAATATTTAATAGAGTACATGTGTAATAAGAATAATAAAACAATTTAATCATGAGTAACAAACTAGAAGAAATAGCAATCTCTAAAAGAGAGAGTCTTATTGGTAAAAACAACTACAATAACGAAGACGATGCAAACAACTATAGTACAAAACACACTAGAGCTATATCCGACACTGAAACACCAGTATATGGTAAAGGTACGGGTATATTTTTAGACACATACAATGGTGGTGGTGACTTTGATGTTAACGGTAACCCAGGAATCGCTGGCTCTGGTAGACTTGCAGCATTTGCAAACAATACATCTACATGGGGGTATGGCCCAACTCAATATTATAAAGCTCCAGACACTAGCCTAAACCAAGGTCAAGTAGTTATAGGTTAAAAAAAATTAAGATGAAACTTTACAATATATTTAAATCGATTATATTAGAGGATAAGGAAACGTTATTAACTGAAAATGTTAAAGACGAAATACTTAAAGCTATTGACGGTAAATATAATGTTTGGTTTAAGTATAGGGACGATAATAACACTGTAACCGATAGGTATGTTCAAATATATGACCTAGGTATGTCCGCTAAAAATAATGAAATGATAAGCGCATATCAATTAGGTGGTAATATAAAACCAACTAAAAAGGGTAATAAAGCATACGGGTGGAAACAGTTTAGATTAGATAAAATAATTGATGGGTCAATTAAACCCGTTAACATAACTTATAAACAACCAGTTAGTGATTTACCTTCATATGGTGCTGGACCTAAATTTAATCCAAGTGGAAATAAAAATATGAGAGGTAATATAACGAGAGTAAATTTTAACGAAAAATGAATTCAATACCACAACCTGCAGACTTAAGCAAACTAAAGGGAATTTTAGGAAAAGCTAAAGCTGTTATGAATACAGTAAACGAAGGCAATTACCAAACTGGTAATATAGACGCATCTTCATTAGTTCAAAATACAGATAATTATTCACAAACACCAGTTCAAGGTCAAATGCATAGTCAACCAAGCGCTTACGCTCCAAGTAGTGCGCCTCAAAGACCTATAACTGAAGAAGCCATAAGCAAATCTGGTATGCCAGATTCAATAAAAAAGATTATGTTGGAGAACCCAATTCAACAACCAAGCATGAATCATTCCTTTAGTTTAGATGATGTATCTGAGCTTATGGAAGAAAAACCAATGCCAGCACCTACAGCTAATAGAGCAAGTAGGTCTCAAGTAAATGAATCGGTTATATCTCAACAAAATGATAAATTCACAGTTAGTGAATCAACATTAAGAAGCATCGTTAAAGATGTTTTAATTGAATATTTGACAACCGATTATCAAAAACAATTAACCGAAGGTGTGATTAAGAAAACAATTAACACTCTTATTAAAGAAGGTAAAATAAAAACAAAACGATAACAAAATAAAGCGTTTAAAAAGATTAATTAAGCCCATTTTTATGGGCTTTTTTAATTATTAAAAATATACCAATTAATACTTTACTAATTATAATTAACACTTATCATTATGTAAAATTATAATCATATGGAAAGTTACGCCAAAGACAAAGACTTGTCGTTAAATAAAAAAACAAAAATAAAAGTATTAGTATGTCCTTCAGATAGAACGGGGGTCGGTTATTTTAGAAGCACTAAACCACACGTTACATTAGAAGAACTATATCCCGATGAATTTCATGTAGATATAGACTATACACCAAAATACGACAACGAAGAATGGCTTAAACAATATGATATAGTTCATTATCATAGAACATTCGGTCCTTTTGAGCAAATGGAACAAACCCTAAATAGGTTAGACAAATTAGGTATTATTAGTTTTATGGATATTGATGACCATTGGGCACCTGGTCAACATCACCCAGCTTATATGATGATTAAAAATAGCGGTATGGATGTTAAAATAAAAAACAACATCAAATTAGCCAGAAATGTAATAACAACAACAGATTTATTTGCAGAAGTTATTAGAAAAATAAATCCAAATGTTTTTGTATTACCAAATGCGATTGACCCAAACGAATCCCAATACATACCTAAGTCTGAACCTTCAGAAAGACTTAGAATAGGTTGGCTCGGAGGTTCTTCTCACCTAAAAGACCTAGAGATATTAAACGGAGTTTCAGGTAAATTAAAATCAGAAGGCTTAATAGATAAAGTCCAATTTGTTATTTGTGGATTTGACCTTAGAGGTACCATAACTATGATTGACCAACAAACGGGTAAACAAACACAAAGACCAATCAAACCAATGGAAAGTGTTTGGTATCAATATGAAAAAATATTTACAGATAATTATACCACAATAAGTGAAGAATATAAAAACTTTTTACTTTCATTTAAAAATGAAGAATATTCTAATGTGGCTAATGAACCATACAGAAGAGTATGGACAAAACCAATTACTACATACGCCAGTAACTACAACTTATTTGACGTTTCATTAGCCCCAATTGAAGAACACACATTTAATAAGGTTAAGTCTCAATTAAAAGTTATTGAAGCTGGATTTCATAAGAAAGCAATCATAGCTCAAGATTATGGTCCGTATCAAATTGACCTAGAGTCTTATTTAGTTAAAAGTGGTAATAAAAAAATACAAGAACCAGTTGTTAACCCAAAAGGTAACGCACTTTTAGTCAAAACCTCTAAAAACCATAAGGATTGGTATAGAAATATTAAGAGATTAATACAAAACCCAAATATGGTTGAGGATATTAGAAATAATTTACACGACACAGTTAAAAATACTTATAGTATTGAGGCTGTTTGTGAAGATAGAAGAAGATTATATATTAAACTACTAATAGATAAGGGTACATTAGTAACTGTTTTATAAAAAATATTTAAAAATTTAAGTACATTTATTGATAATAAAACGTATTTTTGTGACATTATTAATAACTTAAAACTAAATATTAGATTATGTTAACAGAAGAAAAAATTAAAAAGAATGTACAAAAATTTAACGAAACTGGGGTTAAATACGGTGTTATTAATGATGAATTAATAACACTACTTGGTGTAGACTTTATAACCGCACCATGTACTACCACAACAAAATTATATGGAGCTTATGAAGGTGGGTTAGTTCAGCACATACTAAACGTAACCAAACACGCTATAGCAATAAACAACTCACTACCAGAATCAAAACAAGTTACCAAAGAAGCTATTATTAGAGTGTGTTTAATTCATCAGATAGGTAAAGTAAACATGTATTCTGAACAAACATCACAATGGCACAAAGACAACAAGGGTGAGATGTATACATTCAATGAAGAGTCGTTAAGTATGAGTACCGCTGAACGCTCAGTATTTTACGCTTTAAAATCAGGAATAGACTTAACTGAAGATGAGGTTTATGCCATATTTAACTATAATAGCGATTTCGCTTATTGGTCACTAGAAAAAGAAGGTGAAAAATTAGCATCATTACTTAAAACAGCTAACTTAATAGCAATAATTGAAGAAAAATAAAATATTATTTATGAATGAAATAGAAACATCATATGATGACATAAACGAAAAACTATCTAGAGCCATAGACCCTAACGATAGTTATACCCTAGATGATTTTGATAAAGAATTTGGGAATGTTAGTCATACATTTGACCCAACACTTAATGGTAGTTTAGTAACAACCCCAAAGTACGATATTAAAATCAAAAATAATTCCAGAAACGAAACACCTAAGTATGAAACAAATGGTGCTGCTGGTTTTGACTTTAGGGCAAATTTAGAAGACGGTGAATCAATCGTAATAGGACCTTCAGGTAGCGGTAATAATGTGGCTATGGTACCAACTGGATTACATTTCCAATTACCTCCAATTATGGAACTTCAAGTAAGACCAAGAAGTGGATTGGCTGCTAAGAAATCAATCACGGTTTTAAACTCTCCAGGTACTGTAGATAGTGATTACAGAGGTGAGGTTAAGGTAATACTAATTAATCATGGAACTGAAGATTTTGTTATAAGTAACGGAGACAGAATAGCCCAAGGAGTTATTTCTTCAGTATTTAGTATGGATTATATAAACTTTAGTCAAGTTGATGAACTAGATGAAACGGAAAGAGGTTCTGGTGGATTTGGTAGTACAGGTATAAAATAAAATAAACATGATTAGTATAGTATACTGCACAAGGGAGTCAAATCCTAAACATTCTGAGCATTTAAGAAAATGCTCTGGAGAGTTAAAAAAAGTTGAAATTATTGAATATATAAACAAGGGTGAAGGATTAACAAAATTTTATCAAAAAGCCCTTGAAGAAGCTAAGTATGATATCATCGTGTTTTGTCACGATGATATTTTGTTAGAGACTAATCAGATATCTAAAAAAATAACTAAACTTTTTAATAACAACCCAGAGTATGGAATTATAGGTGTTGCTGGGACTAAATACATGTCAGAAACTGGAAGATGGTGGGATGATAAGAAAAAGATGTATGGTAAGGTTAAACACACACATAATGGTAAATCTTGGTTATCTAGCTATAGCGGTGATTTGGGTAATGAATTAACGGAAACCGTTATAGTTGATGGATTGTTTTTTAGTGTTCATAGAGGTAGAATTAAAAAGGGGTTTAATTTAGATGTTAAAGGATTTCACTTTTATGATGTAGATTTTTGTTTTAGAAACTACATAGAGGGTGTTAAAATAGGTGTACATACCAACGTTAGAGTTAATCACATGTCTATTGGTGAAACAAACCAAGAGTGGGAGGATAATAGGTTGATTTTTTCTGAAGAATACAAAGAACACCTACCAGTTAAAATTGATAAAATATTTGGGCCAAAAGACAAGATAAAGGTTTTAATAGGGTGTATTAACTTCCAAGGCCTTACTGGTTCTGAACTATATGTTTATGAATTAGCCAAATCGTTACTAAAGAAAGGGTGTGAGGTATCAATTTGTTCAAACCTAGGCTCACCTTTAAGTAACTGGGCAAATAGATTAGGAATAAAAGTTTATACTATAGATGAACCACCTGGGTATAAAAAGGGTGATGGTAATTGGCAAATAAGCACCCCACAAGGGATTGAACCATCAAAACCAGGGTTATTATATAAGATAAAGGATATTGAGTTTGATATAATGCATTTAAACCATAAACCAGTAACCGAACACTTGTTGAGGTTATATCCTAACACCCCAACAATATGCTCAATACATTCTGAAGTTATATCACTAGAAGAGCCAGTATTATCACCAAATATAAAAAAATATATTGCGATTAGACAAGAGATTAAAGACCATATAGTTAATAATCATTCAGTCCCATCTGAATTGGTTAATGTGGTTTACAATCCAATTGATACAACTAGATTTAGGAAATTAAATAAACCAAAAAATAACAAAAAAAGAATTTTATTTGTTGGTACCATAGATTATTTAAGAAAGAATACAATACAAGATTTAATAAACACAACTAAAGATAATAATCAAGAGTTATATATTGTTGGTAAAAACAATGACAATTACCTTGATAATATGTTAATTGGTAATGAGCATGTTAAATATTTTCCACCAACAAACAGGGTTGAAGACTACATTCACATGTGTGACGAAACCGCAGGTATATTATTAGGTAGAACAACAATCGAAGGCTGGTTATGTGGTAAAAAGGGTTGGATTTACGATATAGATAAAGAAGGTAATATAATTAATAAAAAATTACACGACATACCTAGTGATGTTGAAAAGTTTAGTTCAGATAAAGTTTCAGAACAAATAACAAAGATATATAAAGAGATTTTAAAATGAGATTATTAATTAAATTCCCCACTAGAAATAGACCTAGGAAATTTTTAAGTACACTTATTAAATACAATAATAAAATGGTAGATAAAAATAACATCGTTGTATCAATAGACAATGATGACGAAACAATGAAAGAACCTTATGTTATGGAGTTTCTAAACGAATTAGACCATGTTACGGTTTGCTCAGGGGACAATAAAACTAAGATTGAAGCCATTAATGCTGATGTACCTGAAGAAGGGTGGGACATACTTTTACTAGCCTCTGACGATATGATACCAATCATAAATGGGTTTGACACCATTATAAAGGAAAAAATGCTAGAAAATTTTCCAGATACAGACGGTGTTCTTTGGTTTAATGACGGATACCAAGGTAATAAATTAAATACATTATCCATTATTGGTAAAAAATATTACGATAGATTTAAATACATTTACAATCCAGAATATATTGCCTGCTGGTGTGATAATGAATTCACTAAGGTTGGTAACTTACTTAATAGGCAGAAATATTTTGAAGAAACTATAATTAGACATGAACACCCAGACTACGGTTATGGTAAAATGGATTATGCACATCAGATGAATGTTAAATATTATTATTCTGACATGGATATTTTTAACCGAAGACAATTAAATAATTTTAACTTAGACTTATGAAAAATATTTGTACCGTTTCAGATATAAATTACTTAACTAAAGGTTTAGCTTTACTAGACTCTTTATGTAAACACACTAACGATGTTGTATTACATTATCTTTGTATAGATAAAGAATCACATGACGTACTTAAAAAACACGAATCTGACAGATTAATCGTTTATAATATTAAAAACTATCTTGAATCCGACAACAACTTATTAAGATTAAAAAACACTGAGTACAGGTATTTCTGCTGGTCATTAGCTTCGTATTTTACTAATAAATTATTAAGTTCTGGAAAGTATTCTGAAATAACATACATTGATAGTGATATCTATTTCCATAAAAGTTTTGACTTAATACTGAACGAGATAGGTGACAAAAGTGTTGGTATGTTTAGGCACAGGCAGTTCCCACTAGACGCAAATAGACCTGAAGGGGCTTTTAATGTCGGTGTAGTATATTTTAAATCCTCAAAAGTTGGATTATCCCTTTGTAATTGGTGGGCTGATGCTGTTTTAAATAAAAAGTATCCTAAATACGCTACTTGCG